CTTGCGTGTCCCGGCTTGCGCGAAGCTCGGCGGGCAGCGCTTGGATTTCAGTGAGCAGTGTCATGGTTTACCCCTTACGCCGTTTCGCAGTCGAAGCTGACCGTGAAAGTGTCGTTCGCGCTGCTACCCGATCCGGCTGTCACCGTGCGTCGAATCCACACCGCCCGGTGCTGGCCGAAGGGGATGTTGCCCAGCGCCAAGCCAGTGGCGTCGGTGGTCGGGGCAGAAAACGACACGCTAGTGGGTGCTGCGGTTTCGTTGGCCGTGGTCTGCTCAGTCGCATTGAGCGCGCTGCTACCGACGCCAATGTCAATCGTGGTCCCGGCAAGCGGCGTGTTGGCACTGAGCCAGACGCGGGCCGCTGTCATCGTGTCAACGGCGTTCGCGTTGTGCAAGTAAATGCAGCGGTATTCGACGCGCCCGGCCACTGCTTCGGCGGCGGCTACGGCGTCGAACAGACCATCGATGGCCCCGCTCATTGCGTTGCTGGATTTAACGCCGCCAAGAGCTGCGTTGCCGTTTGAGTTGGATGCGCCGCCAGAGAGGCGGGTGGAAAAGTCTGCTGTGATGATGGGCATGGTGTGCTTTCGTGGTTAGAGTTTGCGGAGCTTGTCGGTGAGTGAGTCGAGAGAAATCCGCAGCGCGTCGAGCATGTGAATCTTTTCGTCAGCCAACTCGCTTTTGCGCTTCATCTCAGCCTCCCAAACTTCGAACTCGTTCATCTTTCGGGCGTACTGCATCTCTCGCCCCTTACTGATCTTTTCCAAGAACGCTTGGTCCTTGACGATCTGGGCTTTGTCGAGCTCAAGCTGCGCGAGCTGCTGATCCAGGTCCGGAGAGGTCACGGCTTAGGCCCCACGGCCACCGTTGCCGCCACCTCTCCGGCCAGCGATGCGGCTGCTTTTTGCGTGTAGGCAGCGGCGAGCTGGGCATTACCCGCAAACTCGCTGTCTTTGCTGTACGCGCGGGCGAGGATCAGGTCCAGAACGTCATCGGCGTAGATCGGCGGCACGCTCAGGTTGCCCGTCACATCGCTCCAAGTCGAGCCGTCAGCGGGCTCTTGGATGTCTACAGGGAACGCGCAATACATCACCTCCAGCTGGGCCAGCGAGGTCGCTGGCGGGTAGGTGTAAAACGTCTTCGGGTCGCGCGGATCGAACATGTAGTGAATGATGTTCACGCTTGGCGCAATGACGTACCAGCCTGGCGTCTGGCGGTCCAGAATGCCCCGATCAACCTTGGTGACCGCGCCCCGGCTGGATGACGCGGCCATGTTGCGTGTGATCTCGATCAGCTTTGCAGGGGGCAGTGTGAGCCCCATGTTGTCAAGGTCTTGGCGAGCGCCCAGCGCCAGTGTCATCGTGACCGTGGTGTTCATCGCGTCCGGGCGCATCTTGATCACGCTGCGCTGCGCGTCGTTGAAGTAGCGCGCCAACTCGCCTACTGGCCATCGAACCGAGGTCTGGTCTTGCAGGATGTCGGTGGCGCGGCGGATGATGGACTGGGCTGTGATGATCATTGACGCATCCTTTGGGGTTGGCCAATCATTCAACAAACCCCATCGGAGTCAACACCAGACCGGCTACAAAAACCCCGGCGCCCCGCCCATCTTCACGTTTGCCATGCCGCGCATGACCTTGCCCGCAGCAGACACTTTGAGCGCTTCGTACCGGGCTGAATGGATCATTGCGTCCTGCGGGCTGCTGAATGACTGGCCCGGCGCCATCATCAAGCTGGCGATCACGCCGTGCGCGATGTCCTGAAGGTATTGGCTGGCCACCACATCGTCGAGCTTGTTCGCTGTGATCGTGGGCGCCAAGGCGGCGGTCACAGTCACCGCTTGGGTGCCGATCAGCGCGGGGTAGACGCGAAGCGTGATGTTGTCCTCGGTGTACGCAAAGTAGCCGGGGTGTTGACCCCTTGCCATCTTGGCGCCTCGAATCGAGTCTGTCAGCGGCCAGTCAACGCCGCCCACATCGACCGCTTTGATCTTGATGATCTGGGTGCCGTTTGGCGGGTACATCTCAAGGAATGTTGTGCCCCCGCCTGGAATGGATTCCATCTCGCGCAGGTGGCACAGCGTCTTGCGGCACCAGTCGATGCTCACAATGCGCGCGTGGTGCTCCAACACCGGCACAGGGCAGCCGGGCACGTAGGGCAGCACGAAGGGAGCAAAGTCACGCCACAGCATCAGACTCGTACTGGTTGTACGTGATGTAGCGCAGTTGCTCGCGGATCTTGTCGTCACTCATGGCGGGCAGCAGCGAACGCGCCATTCCCCGGCGGTGGGCCAGCGCGCGAAGCGCATCGCCACTGAGCTTGCTCGGGTTCTCACGGTCTGAGGCAGACAGGACAGGCTGCTCCACCTGCTCTGTCTGTTCGGGCTCGCCAGGCGCGACAAGCGCAGCCTGTGCCGCCTCTTGTCGCGCCTGCTTGAACCCAGGCTGAGAGCCGCGAGTGCCCATCAGGCCACTGCAACGCCGGTTGGGTTTGGTGCGCAGGTCAGCACACCGCGAATCAGCTGGCCAGCGGCCGGGTTGGCCCCCAGAAACCGAACACCCCAAGACCGGTCGGTGAGCTGCACGGGAATGGCGGTGACAACGCGGTTGCGCCGCAGCACGCCAGCGGTGGCAGCGGCACCGGCTGCGATGAACTCGGCGTTCAGCATCGTGCGGCCGATCACGTTGTCACCGTAGTTGCCCGACAAGATACCGACATCCAGGGTGGCAGATGCCCCCAATGCGCCGTTGTCAATAACCACATCCACCGGGATGCACCCGGCAGGAATGGCGCCCATCTCCACCACGTCGTTGATGACATCGCCGGTCTTGGTGAGGTATTCGCCCACCACTTGAATCAACGCGCTGTTGTCGAGCGCGGAGGCGGCTGCTTTCGCGCCCGCTACTTGTTTGGATCGTGAGTTTGGCATTTCGGTGCTCCTTGCTTAGACGGCTGGGGTGTAGGACGTGTCCACGGACATCATTCCGTAGTCGCGGCCATCGAACTGGGCTTTGTCGGCGCCAAAGATCATCTCGAAAAAGAGAATCGCGTCGTGCTTGCGGTCATCGGTGTCCTCATCGAGCGAGACCGTCATGCCGTCTGCCATGCCCTTGGTGCCGTGAGCGATCATCAGCGCGTTGGCGCCCATGAAGAAGCTGCGGGTGGCCAGCACGTTGCTGCCAGCGCCGAAGTTGTTGAAGTAGACGCCGAACTCCATCTCGTCAATCAGCACGCCGTTGAACATGCCAGCGCCGCCCTTGAAGATCTCGGATTCCTTGCCGATCGAGGTGGTCAGGGCCTTTTGGGCCTCAAACCAGCCTTGGGTGCCGGAGTCGTCACGAATGTCTTGCATCACCTCGGGGCACACGGCCAGGACAAAGCAGTCTTTGCCGCCCATCGAGACCTTTTGCATTTTGACCGGACGGTTCGTGCCGCCCAGCATTTTCACGGCCTTGGTGCGCAGCTTGTTCACTGCGGCCAAGTTCATGCGGTCGCCTGCCACGATGGTGCCGCCAGGGCCGCTTACCTTGTCGCCGTTGGTGCCAGCGTAGAGGTGGGTTGGACTGGGTGCGCGCAAAGCGTTGGGGTATCCGGCGTAACCTTCCTCCAGCGTGTGCAGCTCTTCACCGACGCCTCGGGCGCCCGCAGCGGCAGCCACGATGGTGTGCTCGTAAAGCTCCTTGATGTACTCGGTGAGCTTTTCGCGGCCCTGCTTCTTGAGGTTGTAGCCAACGCGCGACTGCTCAATGCGAGCGCCGACGTTCACACCGTGGCGGTGCTCGTTGATTCGCATGGTGTGCGAGGCGTGGGTCAGGCGGAATTCCTGACCGGCCAGCTTCTCGCCTTCACGGCGGGCGCGGCCTTGCAGTTTGGCCACCAGCGCGGTTGTCACCTCGTCGCCCGCGCCCTTTTCGAGTTCGGTCTTCTTGATGACGGCGCTTCGTGAGCCCTCTGGGCCGCACATGCGGGCGAAGTATTGTTTCTGCGCTGCATCTTCTGCAACAGCAGCAGCCCAAGCGCGGCGCTTGTTCGGGTCGTTAGGGAGAATTGTCGTGCGGGCCATTGTGGGCTCCTAAGTTTGGTGACGCGAAAAGTGTGAATGAGCGTCGGGTTTGCGACCCTCAGACTCACTTGACGCACTCCTGCGCGCCGACAAACCCAAGCACAAGGCCGGGTTTCTGAAGACGGTCGATCAGCGAGGCTGCTTTTCAGGCTTTCCCACCTTGACAGATGGGTCGGCTTGGATGCGCAAACGCGCCTTACGCCCGTCTTTGTGTTCAAGTATCAAAACAATTTTCTCGGAGTCAACACCATTGATGCCGCGCAGGGTAATCATTTCGCCCGCGCGAATCTCAAGAACCAAGCCTCGGTGCTCGGCGGCCATTGAATCAAGCTTCCTCGTCCAGCAGACTTGCACGTTGGACGGGGGTGAGCTTGGAGAAAGCAGCCTCATAGGCGGGCCCATGCAGACGACTCATTTGCTCGATCACACCGCCGCCTGTGTTGTTGCCAGCGGCGGCTGGGAGTGAGCGCAGGGTGATGGGCGCCTTGGCGTCGGCTTTGCGCGAGGGTGCTGCACTGATCGGGGCGGTCTTGGCATTCACGCCACGCATGGCAGCCACCATCCTGTGCGCCTTGTCGATCACGTCTGCGAAGTCAAGGCTCGCGCTGGCCGGGTCTTGCTGCAACATGCCCAGCGCCATGTCGAATTGCTTTGGCGCTGCTGGGTCGCCCTGGTAGTCCACTTCGCCTTTTGTGCGCTGGATCAACTCGTTGATGGCGCGCGCCTGGTGCTGCGTGGCGTTTTGGCTGTTGACCTCCCGCAGAGTTTCCGAGCGGATGCGAACCGCGTTCATGTCATCGAGCGCGTCCGTGATGCGGATGTCCTCCAGCGCGTACTGGTCGGCGTCAATCTCGCCGTCCATGAGTTTCTTCATCGCCGCGCTCTTCTCCGTCAGCAGCTTGGTGCGCTGCTCCTTGAAGTCGGCCGGCAGATCGGCCTGGAACTTGGCGGGCTCGGCTGAGGGTGGCTTTGTGGGCTCCTGCTTCGCCTCGGTGATGGGCTCATCGGCTGGCTGCGCATCTGCCTTGTCCGGTGCGTCATCGGGGGCATCGGCCTCGTCAGTGCTTGGCGCCTCATCGGCCTCGTCGGTGGGCATATCGCCCTCGCGCACGATGGGCTCGTCATCGCCAAACACGTCTTCACCGCGCTCGGTGGCCTCGGCAATGGCTTGTAAGGTCTTGGTTTCTTCGGGGGTTCGTGCGTTCATGGTTTCTCACTCCTGCGAGTTGTTGGGAAAGGGTTGCATTCCGTCGGCGTCCGGCGTTTCTATGCCTTGCATCGCGCCATCGGCTTGCAGTGGGTCGGGGATGGGTTGCTGCATAACCATCGGCGGCATGGCTTGCTGCTCTGGCATGGCTGGCATGGCAGCGGGGTCGATCACGCCAGCCTGTGCGCCTGCGTCCTTGAAGCCAGCAGATCGCAGCAGTTCGTCGGCAATCGGCGCGGCCTGTGGGGCCATCGCCAGTAACTGTGCGCCTTGAGCGGCCATGTGAAGCGACTCCAGCCGCTTGGCCATCGCCTCGGCGTCCAACTTCTCGCCTCTGGCCTGGGCCTCTTTCACTTGCGCCTGCATCTGAGCCATTTGCAGGTCAAACTGCGCCTTGGCTTGCTGCGCCTGCTGCTGCTTGGCCTGCTCTTGCTCTGGCGTCATCTTCCCGTCGGCCGACGACTGGCCGTTGACTGAGCGGATGCGCTCCAAGATCAGCGCCTTTTTGGGCAGATTGGGGTGCATCTCGAACACCACATCGAGCATGGCAACCACCACTTGAGGCGCAGCGGATGCCAGCTGGGTCAGCACCAGCATCAGCGACTCGAACGCCGATTCAGCAAACGCCTGCTTCCAAGCTTGCTCGCCCACCACAAACCGGGCGCGGCGCTTGGTGATGTCGTTGATCCACATGCCGTTTTCAGCATCCCAGTCGTTCATGGTGCTGTGTTCGTAGCCACCCTTATCGCCCTGGTTGTGAACCGTCATCTTCTCGGTGATGAACTGCTCAGACAGACTGAGCACCATCTCGCCCTCCATCTGGCGCGCAAACAGCAGGTTGTCAAACAACTCCGCCGTCAGCAGTGAGCCTTGGTCCTGTTTTGCCAGCACCGCCTTGCCAGAAATCGAGTTTGTGTCCAGCCCTCGGCTATCACCGTTGACGCCGGAGGATTGGCGGATGGTCTGGATGTCGTGCTGCGCCAGCTCCAGGTGAGCGCGCGCCTCTTGGATGTTGGCCCGCTCCTGCACCTTCTGGCCTGACAGCGCGCCCTTGGCAAACACCGCCATGCCGTTGGGGTCGTTCAACTCGGCGCGGATCTCGTCCATGTCCATCACGTCGGGGTCAACAGCGCCTTCTTCGATTTTGATCTGGTTGCTCGATGCCTCATACAGCGCGCGGCTCATGCGGTGGTTCAGCGCTTCTTGCGGCCCCATCAGCTGCATGATCGGCCCGTAGGGTAGGCCAGTGCGCCGGTTGCGGTACGCCCATAGCGGGATGAATGAAAACTTGTCGTGCTTGAACGGGCTCGCCGCCTCGATCATCGTGTCCTTCTCCGTCATCACTGAGCAAAACATCTTCATGGTCACCGGGTCGCTGATGCCGTGGGCGTTTGCCTCGGTGTTGCGCACCGGCTCTCGGCTCCAGCACTCCAGCAGCAGCACGCGCTCGCGGGCGTTGAACAGGTCAACCGGCTTGGGGGTCAGGTAGTCCAGCTCATCGTCTTTGGCCAGGCCGAATGCGTCCAGGCCCGTGATAAGGCCCGAGCCGCCCAGCCACTCGCGGAACACCGCCACGTCGTCGCCGGTCTGCACGCAAGACCTCAGCTCTTCTTCTTTGTCCGGGAAGATCGCCAGCGCAATGTCCAGGTCCACCACCTTGATGCGGAACAGGTAGCGCGCATCGCTCAGGTCTCGCTTGGACGCCAGTGAGTCGTGCAGGATGTTGCGCCATGACTCGGCCCCCACGTAGATAGGTGGACCGTTCTTGTCACCCCGCAAGCCGACCTCAAGCCAGCCCAGCCCAGCTTTGAATGCGTCCTCGGCGGCGTAGCTGCGCTCAAAGCTGCTGCGGTTGGTGTCGTCGAGGTACTTCAGCAGCTTGGTTTTGAGCCGCGCGTCTTCACTGGCCTCGTCGCCCTCTTCCTCTGCGATCACCACAAAGTCCACCCGCGCGCGCCGCTCGGTGCCGATCAGCCAGTCGATCGTCGGCTTGATCTCGTTGTAGACCACCGGATTCTGTCCACGCTGGCGAAGGATCTCGGCATCCTCGTAGGTGTACTGCACGCCGTCGTAGTACGACTCGCACTTGGCCATCAGTGCGCGGTTGACGGCTTGGCGCGATGCCTCGGCCAAAAACCAAGCTTTGCGCCTATCGTGGCGGGCGCGCACCGATTCAGCGTCCATCCTCATGCCGCCATTGGGCCGCACCTCAAGCGATCGCTCCGTGGGCGTCAACGTCTTTGCTTTGTTCATGGGTCAGACCTCGGTCTCTTGGATGACCTTGCCGCTGCCCTTGTTGGTTGCGGTGATGTCCCACATTGGGGGGTTATCGAGATCGGCTCGCACCTCCTTGGGCGTCACCGGCATGTGAACCAGGTCGGGGGCGTACTTGAGCACCACGTCGCACAGCGCATTGAGCGCGGCCTTGTCGTTCTTGTCCTTGCCCAGGATAGGCAGCGACTCCTTGGCTTCGCGGGTGCAGTGCTCACTGATAGAGCCGGTGCACTTGCCGTTCTTGTCGAAGCCCACAAACTCGGTGATAGCGCGGCGGGAGATCACCCACATACCCCGGCTCTCACCGCCCGTGAACACGTTTCCCGACTCCCAAATGATCATGCAGGGTTGCGCGCGCCGACCGTCGCCCACCCATTCGAGCGAGCAAATGAAGCCCTTGAAGTGGTTGACTTTGTAGGCGTGCGAGCCACCAGCGGACCACACGGGCTCGCCTTGAGCGGAGATGACGGGGGAGAGTTTCATTGGGTTGTCCTTAGCGCCAGGTGCGGGTGCGGTTTTTGAATTTGCTGACGGAGGCAATGGCTGCGGCATCGGTCGGCTTGAATGCTTGAGCCCACTGACGCAGCGCGTCCGAGCCGTTGGATGCCCAGTTGTGGAACGGCTGGTCGCGCCACTGGCCGCGCTTCTCGTCCCACTCGTACTGGTAGGAGTCCAGGCACTTGATGCCCTCAACACAGGCCCGGTCGTCGATGCGCACCGATCGCTCCATGGCCTCGCGCGTAAGGTCGATGCCGGTGGCCAGCGCGTTGATGCGGGGGACGATCTCCACGTTCTTGACGTGCAGCTTGGTCTCAAGGATCGAGCGCGCAGACTCGACTTCTTCGCCCTGGCGCTGTGCGTCGCCGTCGTGAGGCAGGTGGTGGCGGCCCCACCGCTCGATGTTGTTGGCCTCGCGCCAGTCCTCCAGCGCTCTCCACCACTGGCGAAGGCCGGTGTGTGTGCCGTGCATGTAGCCGATGAAGTGATCCCACGCGCCGACACGCTGGTGCAGCCAGATCGCGGTGTGGTCGTTGGAGCCCAGATCCCAAAACGTGTTGACCGGCTCGAACGGGTCGATCGGCACAGAACAGATTCGGCCCAGCTCGCGCAACTTGGTCATCTGCTCGCCGTAGATCGCGCCCTCGATGGCCTGCTCGAATGCCTCCTTGGCGCTGGCCGGAAACTCGCGCTTGAGGTCGCCGCGCAGGGTCTCACGCTTCTTGCAGTACCAAGCGCGCTGCTCTTGGTCCAGCTTCACACCCGCAATGGCCTCGATGCTGCGGAAATACTTGGCGTCCTCGGCTGTCTCGCGGTACGACTGTGCGTTGATCCGGTATTCGGGCGAGTTGAACCACGGGAAGAAATGGAGACTGAAGTCCAACGGGGTCAGTCGATCGCCCGACTCTTTCAGCTTTCGGCCCGACTCGCACAACTCAAAGAACTCGCCCCCATTGCCCTCGGCGGTGGACTCCACGACGATCACGCCGCCCAATGGCACCGCCTCGAATGCGCCTGTGACAATCTCGCGGGCCTTGTCCGGGTACTTGCGGGCAATCTTGCCCATCTCGCTCACATGCAGCAGTTGAACGGTGCCGCCTCGTGCGCTGGTGCCCACGCTGAACGATGAACCGTTCTCGAAAACAATCTCACTTGTGGTCTGGCTCTTGATCCTGCGGCTGTCTTTGATGAGTTGGGGCAGCCGGCCGTAGGCGAATACCGCCTTCCTGAACAACTTGCCAGCGTTGGGCAGCGTGTCAGCGATGGTGTTGGCCGTGAAGTTGTCGTTAAACATGCACTGATCCAGCGCCAAGATCTGCATGAGGGTGGAGAACCCCAGTTGGCGGGCTTTCAGGATCGTGTTGCGTGTGTGCAGCGAGTCGTAGAACGCCCGCTGCTCGTTGTTTGGGGTGAATGGCACGGGCTTGCCGTCCTTGTCCACGATCCAATAGAGATTGGCGATGCGCCACCACGGGTCGGACAGACCGAGCATCAATGCTTCGGTGTCCCGGTTCACTCGTCACCCTTGGTCGGCAGGCGGCTTCCGCGCTGAGCGAGGTTCGCCATGAAGTCAGCAAGCGCGCCGCCTGGGTTGCCCTGCTCGTTGTCCACCTTGAACAGACCCATGTGCTTGAACAGGCGTTCGATGGCGCTGTTCTTGTCTGCGATCTTGTACTTGAGCACTTGGCCGACGCCCATGTCGGCATTGCCTACGCTGGCCACGTCCAGGCCTTGAATCGCAGCTGCGGTGTCGGCGTCCAGCAGGTTGATGGGAACGGGGTTGCCGTCTTTGTCCACCAGCTTGCGGATGTCAAAAAAGGCGAGGCGCATGGCCTCTTGCATCAGGCGCTCTACGGTCAGCCCGGCGTTTCCTGCGTGGACCAGCCGCTGCCTTTCGACCTCTGCGCAGATTTCAGGTTTTTTCAGGAGGTCGAATGCTTGCGAACCTGCTGTTTTTGGGCTGTAGCCCGCTCTGATTGCGGCCTTCGATGCGTTAAGGTCAACGAGGTACTCGGTCACGAATCGCATCTGCTTGGGCGTCAAGCCCTTGCTGTTCTTGCGCGGTGCCGCACTCCTGCGCGGTGGTGTTGCCATGCTGCGATCCAATAGCTACATGCCCAAATCGGGCGATGCGCTATTGCACCCTGCGCTATCTCGGAGTCAAGGGCTGGCCTTGCTGCTGGTGGGTTTGCCCATAAGACAACCCCGAGACTCCCGACCTGTGCGGTCTGGGGTTCCCTCGCCCGGCTATTGCCCAGCGCTCGCATGACGGTCACATTCAAACTATCCACCGCCCGTGTCGTGGGCCAAGCGCTGATGTCGGTTTGGCTGGTGGTTTTATGCAGTCCCTGTGCAAGGCTGCGGCGCCGGGGTTGTCAGTGAAGCGCCATCACTTTTCTCGATGACCGCCGTGACATGGCGTGCTGCTTTGTCAACGAGCGATCGGCACTGCTGAAAAGCGAAAGCCCTCAAGGCCTAGCTTTCCGTGGTCGCAACACGTTCCCAATGAAGGGTGAAAGCCAGAGCTTGAGGGCTCTTGGTATTGTCTCATGTTGCGACCACTTGACAGGACGAACTTTGGAAGACTTTTCGTCGGAGTCAAGGGCGCAAGAAAAAACCCGCTGGGTGCGGGTCTTGGCTACTGTGCTGCGATCTGCGCAAGCGTCATGGCCTTGCGTGCCCGCTGCACCGCGTTGTAAACACCCTGCTGGCTCAGGCCGGTGCGTCTGCCCGCCTCGGCCTGGGTGATGCCGTCCACCAGCACCAGGCGGGTGGATTCCTGTGCTGGCCCTACGCGCATCTGGGTCAGCGTGGCCAGGGCAGCGAATTGCTCGGCGGTCACACCAACCCCATTTCAGCCATTGAAGCCGACTGGCCTCCGGCTGTGATGATGTGATCCAGAACCCGGATGTCAAGCAGCATCAATGCCTGTTTGAGCGTTTGCGTCAGGCACTCGTCGGCCCGGCTGGGTCGTGTGTTTCCGCTGGGGTGGTTGTGGCTCAGAACCACTGCGGCGGCGTTGTGGCGAAGGGCTGCACGCGCCACCTCGCGGGGGTAAACCGATGTCTGGCTCAGGGTGC